CTTGCGACTATTTGCTATTCATGTCATAGACGTAAGACTGATTGGGAAAAAGGATTTTACAGAACTGGTTATCAAATCGAGAAAGAAATCCAAAAAGGTATTTTGTTAAAAAATATTTCTGAATTGCCAAACTTTTCGAAATGATTATTGATAATATAATTATATTGTAGTTACCTTACTTTGAGGGGTGATTACAATGTTTAAACGAAAAAACAAAAGGTTTATTTGTAAACGTACAGGTACTTCTACATTGCAGATCTATATTGATAGAGAAACTGGGATAGAATATCTCAGCTCAGCTTTCGGTGGATTTCGTCCGTTATACAATCAGGACGGAACTTTGAAAGTCGCTAAAGATTTTAAAGAAATCAACAAATAATAATTTTGATGAGATACTTTTGATGGTATCTCTTTTATTTTTATCCCCCCGCCCATGTTTGACTGGGAGACAGCTCGCACAGTGGGCATGAGCTAAAAATAAAACCTCAAAATCAAAACTTTTTACATAGGAGGTGAGGTCTTGAAGCAAGTAAATGCAGGTAGAAAGCGTAATCTGGCGGTTATAGACAAGAATAAACCAGACCAAAACGTACATAAAGCCAACTTGCAAAAGCATAATAATAGGCAAAATCCCTTCCCAATTAATCCACCAGATCATTTAAATAAATATGCTAAAGATTTATGGGAAAGCCTAGCCCCAGAACTTATCAAGATGGGGTTAGTAACTGAATCTGATCAAACAAATTTTGAAATGTTCTGTACTCAATATCAGCAGTATCGAGAGGCATATGCTGCTATAAAAAAATATGGAACAATCTACGAGGATTCTAATGGGAATCTGAAAAAGAATCCGGCTGTTAATGTTTTAAATACTTGTACAAAAAATATTCGTTCGTTGGGAATAATTTTAGGAATTGCTTTCAATTCTAGATCCCAGTTGATAGATACTAAAAAAGACAGTGACAATCTAGATGTTAACGAAGCAATGAAAGTATTCGGTGGTTAATATGGATTTAACAAAGTTAAGGCAGTCTGATAAAGAAACAACATTGTTTGAACAGTATTCTAATGATGACTTCACAGACATACGTAATAAATATCAAGACGAAGGAATAAGATATTGTTTTGAAGTTTTAGATGGTAAAAAAATAACAGGCTACAATATTAAACTAGCTTGTTACAGACATTTAAGGGATCTCAAACGTGTTGAAAGTAATGCGTCTGATTTCCCTTTTTATTATGATTTAAATAAATGTAAACAAGTAATGAACTTTGCTAAAATCTGTCCAAACGTTGATACGGGTAAGCCCGTTGATTTAATGGAATGGCAGAACTTAATTCTTTGTCAAATATTTGGTTGGAGAGATGAAAATACAAATAAAAGATATAGTTCGGTAATAGTTTCGGACGCTCGTGCACAAGGGAAAACCTATCTATGTGCAATTATCGCTTGTTACGCTTTTAGGTAACAACGTGAATGTGACCGTAAAAGGAAACAATCTAACGCTATACAATGTTTGCTTTGAAAATGTAAGTCGTCCTATATCGGGGTCTTTTGCTTGTGACGCAATGCTTTCAGGAACAGACGCATACGGTAGCTCATTAGGCGCATATCGTATATCAGCAAATGAATATATCGACATTAATGATGTCTATAACTAAATAACATAATGATTAGAAAAGGGGCAAAATGAACAAAGAAGATAATAAATTTCAACATTTAAGACGTCACTATAAGCGTAACTATATATGGGTCTGGTTATCATTCGCCACATACGGACTTTCATATTTTATATATACAATTCCACACGGTTTCAACGGGTTTAATAGTCCATTTGATGTATTTAGTCATCTTCAAGACCCAACAATAATGGCGTTTGAAATATTTACAGCAACTTACTCATTGATTGTTTCCCTGTGGAATTTGTCACAGTTTTGGGCGAAACCATTAAGATCAGCATTTCTAATGTTTGTGTGGTCAACATTCGCATTAGGACTGTTGGCGTTCGATATATTTAATCGAGTTTTTTCAATTGGCTTGCCACTATCAATTTTTATGGTTGCGTTAATATTCGAAACTTCACGTATCGGAAATAATCAGGAACGCTTATGATGAGAGACTTAGTTGCAATAATCGCACCAATTGTAGGAAGTGTGTTGGGTTATATGTCAGCCAAAATGGAACGAAAAGGTAATGAAATTGACCTATCAAGAGAAATCAAAAAGTCCGTAGCTGACAACGAGAGCTTACGGATTGAGAATAGCAATCTACAAATAGAAGTTAATAATCTGAAAGAAAAAATACGAATACTTGAAAGCAATAATGCAGCTTTAAAAGAAGAGTTCGAACAATTGCAAAATACAATTAAGCGAGGTAAGAAATGAACGATTTTAAAGACAAACTAACAATTAATTGGCATTCAAAAGTTTAGTGGATTTCAGTTGTATCAATAATGATTGTACTAATTCAACAAATATTAAAAATGTTTGGTTTAGAAATGCCTGCTGGAATGGATTCACAAATACTCAATATTGTTAATTCATTACTGGTATTAGGTGGGCTAATGGGTGTCATATATGATACCTCTGGTGACGGAGGCAAAAATGAAAACGAAAATAATTAGTTTTGTAGGTCTGTTACTGTTTGTAACAGGCTTTTTTGTTACACCAATGACAGCTGATGCTGAATCATTCAATATTAATTATGATTACACTTTAGGAGACTATCAGGGAGATAGCCGAGTTGCTTATCCTTGGTATATTATTCTTCACGAATCTGGTAATCAGAATGATGTTAATGATTCCAGCGCGGTTCTACATGAAGTTCAGTACATGAAAAACAATTACGAAAACGCCTATGCAACATTCTTTGTGGGTGGAGGTGGACAAGTATTTCAAGTAGGAGAACCCGGGTATGTAGCTTGGGCTGCTCTTGCAGGAAATCCCTATTCACCAGTTCAGATAGAACTAGCTAGAACTTCTGATAGAGCAACATTTGAAAAGGATTACCGTACATATATTAATCTAGCGAGATATTACGCCAATCAATATGGAATACCATTAACACTTGATGAAGGACATGCTGGAGTGAAAGGCATTAAGACACATCAATGGATTACTAATAATTACGGTGGTGACCACGTTGATCCTTACGGATATTTTGCTAATTGGGGTATTGGATACCAGAAACTAGCCCATGATTTAGCTTATGGTGTTGATACACCAGCTACTAGTTTTAAAAGAAATGTTGTAACTGTTAAGAATGGACCAGCCACAGGGATTGCTTCTTGGAACTCTAAAGGCAAAATTGTAGCTGGCTCTAACTCAACATTTAGGAATGAAACAGCATGGCAAACAGATGGTATTAAAGTAATTAATGGCTTACCAATGTATAAGGTTTCAACTGATCAGTACATTCCAAAGAAGTATACAGACCAAGCTGGAATTATCACGATTAATGCGATTGCTGGAATAGATGCCGTAAACAGTAAGGGTAAGAATTTAAATAATACGTTCGAAGACCTTACTAAATGGCAAGCACCTGATACAGGAACGAAAACAATTAATGGAAGATTATGCTTCCAAGTATCAACAGATCAATATATTGACGCCTTTTATACAATTGGTGGAGGCAATAGATAGGTTGACATTTAAGTGAATTGGGACTATAACGAAAGTGTTCCATTTTCCCTAGACATTTCCAGAATATAAAAGACCCACATCTATTAGTTTAGGTGTGGGTCTTTTTTTAATTGTTCTTCACGTTGTTTTATAAGGTCTTTTAATTCCTTCAAATCGGATATATCTGAATGTGATTTTATAAATAATCTTGCCTGTCTTCTATAGGCAGCTTTTTTACGAGCTTCTTTATTTTTTTCATAATCTTTTCTATTAGCTTTTAATTGTGAATCATTAGTTGATTTTGTCATGTTTTCACCTAGTGCATAATCCATGTAAGTATTATTAATATGATACTGGCTACCAATAATACATCTGAGATTCTATTTTTTGTCTTTGAATTGATTTTCTTCATTATAAAAACCTCCATTAATTATGATATTATGTATATAGCAAAGAGGGGCTTAGCCCCCTTTGAATAAAAAAGTTAGAAGAGAAAGTATAAAGGTTGCTATTGATATGTAGAACTTTATGTTTTCTCTTTTTTCTTGCTGTTTTTGTTTATTTAAATCTTTTCGATTCAATTATCTTACCTCCTCTCTACTCTTATATAATAACGTATACGTTATATAAAGTCAATGCTTTTACAATAAATAATAAACATTTTTTGTGTTAAAAAAGCCTCTAACTCAATGGTTAGGGGCTTTTACCTATTTTTTAGTTTATATTCCATTTTATCTTTATCTTCAAGCATACCTAAAAAATCTTGATAAACTTCTAAAGTTTGAGGATTTAATTTTTCCAAATAACTTTCAATCAAAATGGAAGCCATTTCGCTGGCCGTTCTTTTATCAGCGGTGGCTCTAGATAAAGCTAGAATTGCATTTCTGGTGTGATTATCTACTCTCATGTTCACATCAAATGTAGGTATTATTGACTCAGGAATATCAACAAAACCGGCTTCCGTTCTAGATATTTCTNATAGCAACCTTTAT